AGGTGTTTTTCACACTCTCGGAGTCGTGGGGGAAGTCCACACGCAGGTAATACCAGGACTCGTCGGTGACTTCGTTGCGCTGGAAATACAGGGCTTGCGGGTAGCAGTTGGCAATCTCCACGACGCTGCCGGACTGCTGCAGTGCCTTTTCGCGCTGTTGCGCCTGGTTAAGCAATTGATCGTCATGGTTCTCGCTGTCCTCGATGTCGGACATGGCGCGGTTGAACTTCTCCATGTCCAACTTGAACCAGTACAAACGGTTGCCAAAGCCCAGGTGAAATTCGCCGCGTTTGTTCCAGTCGTACATCAGCAAGGCTTTTTCCGCTGCGCTTTCAGCCAGCAGCAGCGCACCCTGGTGGCGAGCCTGTTTGAGATCCGTAGCAATCTGCTCGGCGCGCTTGGCGTCGTCCTGAATAAAGCTCCAGCGCTGGTGCATGTCGTTCCAATCAGCCTTGCGGCCGTCGCGTTGCGGAATCAGTGCTGATTCGCAGACGAAACCCAACGCGCGGGCATCGCGGACCCAACGTCGGGTGTAGGCGTTGGCGCTCGGCTCGTTGTCCAGCGCCCATACCAACTTGGGCAGCTTGCCGCCCTCGCGGGTCTTGATGAGGGCTTTGAGCGAGTCCGCAGGGAGCGCGTTAGACGACATGGCCGACACCGCCGCGATGTCGTTATGCACCAGGGCGATGGCATCGAAGATGCCTTCGACAATCCACAGCTCCTTGACCTCAAGCAGGTCGACGCAGGGCGGGCACCACCAAACGCCGCGATAGCTGTCCTTGGATTTGAAACGCGCCTTCATCTTGCCGAAGCGGTGCGGCTGATCGATCAGGCGTTCCCACCAGCCGCCTTTTTCCAGAGCAAAACGCACCGTGGCGCTGCCGGCGTTGTGTTCTGGCGAATAGAAGCTTTCTTGTGTGAACCAACCTTGGATCAGTTCGAACCGAAAGCCTCGAGCGAACTCCAGATAAGCCCGGGCAGTGGCATTAGGGTGCTGGTCCGTCGCCGGCGCACGCTTACTCCAGTCTTCAAACAGATCGTCGTACAGCTCTTTCACGTGCAAGGTGTGGCCGCATTTTTCAGGACGTCCACAAATCACCATCCATGGCGTATCGAACCGTGAATACAGCTCCTTTTTCTTGCATTTGGGGCAGGTGCCCCCGCGCATGTAATCGGTGCCCACTCGGTGCTTGAGTCCGAAGTCGAACTGGAGGCGCTGCAGCACGTCGTGGCGGAGATCTTCTTTCATGGTTACTTCACTGCTTTGAGGCTGAGGGAGAGCGCGGCCATCAGGCGTTTCTGTGCCGCCATCACCGGAGTTCTTTCGAGAATCGAGCTGTGCCGTTTTTCTTGCGGGACGTACCGGTATTCATCCGCGTACCAGTAGTCGTTGAGGCTCAAGCGGTACTGCTCGCGCATCGCAGCCAGCAGCGCTTCGGCTTCTGCTGGTGGCAGCTGGGCGGTCAGAATTACGGCGTTTCCCATCTTGAAACCTCGATTTTGGGCGCAGCTCACCCAAACCCACGGGATGCGGGACAGGCGTTGGTTTGAGGGTTGGTGTTACGAGTTGGCTAAGCGAAAGCGGCCGATGTCTGGCGCGTTGATGATTCGCTCATAGATGACGCTGACCGGTACGGCCCATTGCCTGCCGGTGGCCGGATCAACGATTACGGTATGCGTCGACGTGCTGCTCTGGATGTTCAAGCGTTGCCGATCGCGTACAGCGACCATCGTGGAGCCCGCCAGATGGACGATCTTTTCGGCGACCTGCGTTTTCACGTCGTAGTCTGCAACCAGAAACTGAACAGCCCGGCTGAACAGTTGCTGGTCGTCGCTCAGGTGTTCGCAGTGGTGACGCTCAAGAAACGACAGCGCAGCGTTTTGCAGAACATCTTGATATTCCGGTACTGCAGACAAATTGTTCATTGAGCTTTTCCCGCGCGGTAGAGAGCGATGGCAGCCAGCACTTCTGCGTGCCTGGCTGCTACGTGGAGGTTATGCGCGTCCATGATGAATTCGGCTTCTTCATCACTAATCGATCCGTCTTCAAGAGCGGCGGCGATTGCTTGATCAACGCAACCTCGCTTGGCAGAAACTTGAACGGAGCGTGCGTAAAGTTCGACGTTGTCCAGTGTTTCAGGATCAGCCATCGGCACGAACAGTCCCCCATACATCGAGGCGATGTAGTTGGGGAAGTGGTTCGTTCCACAGTCCTGCTCGAGCATGAAAACTTGGGTATCACTCAGGGGACTGCAACCCGCATTTTCGTAGGCATGGTTGTCGAACTTTTTGAGCTTCAGACCTAAGCGTGCTGCTGCAGCTTCGCGGCCGCCGTTGTAGCTGCGAATGATCTCGCTCATGACTTCTTTGCGTGTGTCTAGGATTGGAGTTTTCAACTTCTACTTTTCCCTGTGGAGCGCCGCTATTACTGTTCAATCACGCCGTCTTTTATCCCCAGGAGAACGGCGGCTCGATGTGCCTCCCCTCGGCGACCTTTGATCCGACCGTTCAATAGGTCGCTGACTAAATTTTTGTTCAGTCCATGCTTCCGACTGAATTCCGCGATGCTTAATCCCTTTCGATCGAGAGCCGCCCGGGCTTGCTCGTGCGTAACGGTGGCGGGCATAGTGTTCCCTCTGTTCGTTCGTGTTTGTTTGCGTTTGTCTGTGGTGATTCTTGGTCAAAAAAATGATCAAGTCAATGGTGGTGACTAAAAAAATGCTCATAGCGGATCGTGTCGGTGAACGCCTCAGAGAAGAGCGCGAGCGCTTGGGGTTGAATCAAACAGATTTTGGCGTCCTACTCGGGGTTAGTAGGGGTACGCAAAAAAACTACGAATTGGGAGCGAGTTCCTTAGATCTTCGATATGTAACCGCTCTTGAAGAGAAGGGCGTAGACGCGGCGTATGTTCTCACTGGAAAGCGTTCCACTCCGCTGGGTCAGCTCTTTAGCCCTTCAGAAGAACTGTTAATCAAACAATTCAGAGCGATTTCTGACGATGACCAAAAAGCGATTCGTCGGTTTCTAGAAGCCATGGCAGACGACGCAGCTCGGCATCGGTCTTAAATCGCAACAATCCCGCACAGTCATTGGGGTATCTCTTATTCCAATGTACTTGCTCACCCCCCATAAAGTCCGTTCAGCAATGCACTTTATGGAGTAGTTAGCATGTTGGATCGCAAGAAGAACGATCAAATCAACCTCGAACACGCCGGGTCGGAAATCGCCGTACTCACGGACATCGAGCGTCGACTGATCGATCTGTATCGCCGGCTGAGCCGCTTAGAACAGCAGCAAGTTCGCCGCGTGGCCGAGATACTGGCAATCAACCCAAAGGAGAACGCAGAGGGCTGACCGTCATTCTTTGAATGATCCCGATCGCCGGCGCTCATACGTCGGCGGTTTGTAACTACGCCACAGCCTGCGATTCCAACTGTTCGAAAAGCTCCCGCTGCTTCGCTCTGGGCATCTCTCGTAAGCGGTCGATCAGCATCCGCTCGAACGTCTGAGATGACGGGCTGAGCGTGTGTGAAAACGTCAGATTTGCCACCCATGTGTGCCCGCACTTTGCGTCCAGGCATTGGCAGTACAGTTTTACAAAGGCTCTGGTTACCTCTTCTCGCGAGGCAATCCGGCCCTTGTGTCCACAATTGCATACAACTCTCATTATGTCCCTCCCCAGGGGCAGCTGATCGCCACCATTTTGCCACAGCTTGTAGTGGCTTTTCTTTCTGCGGGCACTTCATGTAGTGATATCCGCTGCTTCTGGTATGGCTTTCCAGCTAAAGCGCCTGTCTTCGCGAAGCGTGTCATTCAATTGGTTGAACAGCTGACAGATCGGCCGGATCTCGTTGCTCGTGTACACGCGATCAATCTTTTCGATGTCCCCGAAACCACCGGTGTTTTCCGGAATGATGCCGGCCAGTGCCGGGTTCATACGCCAGGCGGCGATGACGTCGTTTCGGGTGATGTTTTTCACCTTCTCCAGCTCGTCTTTCGCCTGAAAGTCCCCGACGGGGATGATCTGAATCGCGTTTTCCTTGCCGTTAGGGATGTTCACGAACATCGAGCGGAAGTTGCCCACGCCCTTGCTCGCACTGATCTGTGCGCGCAGTTCGTCTTCGTCCTCTTCTGTCAGGTCAGGGTCGTTGGTGTAGAAGATGTAACCGGCATGCGCGCCGTTGCTGTAGTACCGGCGACGGAACAGGGTCGCCGCCTCGTTGAGCAGCAGCGCCTGCAGACCGCCCAAGTAGTCGGGGATCCCGTAAATGTTCTGTTCCACGTCGTAATCCAGAACGTGGGAGATCTCGTGCTGTTCGAACTCCATTTCCTTGTTGTCCGGCAGCAGCATCACAAACCCGCCGTCGACCTTTACCCGCATGTTGATGGCGGGTAGGTGCTGCAGCTCCAGCACCTGGCCGAATGCGTTGGTGTCGTTGTAGAAGTACGCTTCGCCAAACACCATGTAATCCAGTCCGGCGCGGCCCATCGTTTCGGTGCTGCAGCCGGCCGAGGGGATGAACTCACGCAGCAGCAGGTTTCGTTTGAATTTCGGAATGGCACCGTGGTGGGCATTGGCGCGCAACAGCTTGGCCAAGCCAACCCGGGAAACCGGAGGCTTGTAGATTTTGCCGTCGTCGCTGGGGAACACGCCCACGTATTCGCCGATGTTCCCGGACAGCACTTGTTCCGGCTCCCCGAACGTAAACGAGCGCATTGGCTGTTGCTGTCGTTGGGCTACGTGTTGCTTGCTGCGTTTGCGGTTGGCCATGGCTGGTCTGATTACTCGTGACATAGCGGCTGCGACGCCGCTTGTTGGTGTTCAAAGGTTCGTTGGCCAGAGCGTGCATCACCGCCCAGGCAATGTCGGCGTGCCCGGTGGCATCGGTGCGCGAAGCGCTGTAGGTGATCTGGCCGCTGTTGGTGGCGCCGCGCTTGATGGTCAAGAACGCCTGCGCGATGTCCGTCCACCCGGCGTCCCACTCGATTCGACTGCCTTGGATCGTGTCTTGGGCTTTGAGCACCAAGGCGTTTTTCGCCTCAAGGCTGTAGTGAATGGGCGTTGCCTTGGCGTAGAAGTCGCGCACCAGGTCGAACACGCCGTAACCCACGCCAGTGACGTCGATGCCGATGTGCTGGACGTTGAAGCGTTCGGTCAGTTTCTTGACCTGTGCAGCCTGGTAGGTGAACGAGTGGCCACGCCAGCTGTGCTTTTCCAGAATTCGGAACTTCGCGCCCGGTTCAAGCGGCGGTGCGATGACCACACAGGTGGCATCGTCGCGGGTGCGGCTCGGGTCGTAGCCCAGCCAGACCGGGCTGTTGCCAAACGGTCGATCAAGGTCCGGGTTGTAGTCTTCCCACAACGACAGATCCGAATAGCAGCGCTCCAGATCCTTGAGGCTGAATGCGCTTTGGGTGCTGTCGATGAATTTGCAGTAGAACAGCTGCTGAAATTTGTCTTCGTCGTACTCCAGCTGCAGCTGCTCCAGGTCGAACAGATCGCAGCCGCCGGCGATCGCATCGTCCAAGGTGATCGTCTTGCGCCACTGGCCGTCTGGACACAGCGCGCCCTGGGTGTAGGCCGCTTCGCTGGGCCACACACCGCCGGCCTTCTTGCCGCGTTTGCTGTTGCGAAATTCCTCGCCCGACCAGAACGGATACGCCTGGTGCGACACCGCGCTGGGCGTCGAGAAATAGGTTTTGCGCCATTTCTTGTGGGTCCCCATGGCGCTGGCGACGGTGCTGAGTTTTTCGAAATCGCGAATCCAGAAATATTCGTCCACATAGACGTGGCCGTGATAGCCCTGGGCGGTGCTGCTGTTGGTGCTGAGAAAGCGCAGTTCGGCGCCGTTACTGAGCGTGATCGGGTTGCCGGTCAGCTCGATATCAAACCACTGCTTGGCAAACTGGATGATGTAGCTGCGAAAGATCTCGGACTGCGATCGGCTGGCAGACAGAAAGACCTGGTTGTCACCGCTCAGCACGGCGTCCATGAACGCTTCGCCGGCGAAGTAGTAGGTCAGGCCAACCTGCCGGCTTTTGAGGATGTTCCGGACACGGCGTGTCAGTGGGTTCTGCTTCGCCTCGAAAAGCTCTTTCTGATAGCCGTACATCTTCGAGATGAATTTATCGAGGAAGTCCACTTCGGTCAGGCCGCTGATGTCGTTCTTGGCCTTCTTTTCACGCTTCTTGGCGCCGCCTTCGCCCCGCTCACGGCGTTGACCAGGCTGCCGTTCGCGAGGCTCGTCCGGACGATCAGACGGCAGCGCCGGCGAAGGTTTCGCGGACAGCTTTTTCAGGCGTTCAAGCAGGCCGGTCAGTCGCTCCAGCTCGTCCAGTTCGGCTTTCGTCAGCGGATCGACTTTTTCCAGGATCAGGGTGATGCGCCGATTGACCGCGCTCAACGGTTCTTCATCAGTGAGCATGTCGTCCCAGCCGCCTTGGCGGATCCAGTAGTAGACGATGCGGATATTGGGCAGCTTCAAATGCGCCTGTATTTCCTTTACCGAACAGCGGCGCAGGTAGAGGCGTTTTGCGGCTTCTTTAACTTCGGTCGGGTAGTTCATATTCCGCAGTCTATGCGGCGAAAACCCCGAAAACGCGGGGTGAAAAGCTGCGATTCGCCTATCTGGCGGAAATAGGAGAACACTGAATTTCAACCGTTTGTTTGACGGTAACCGGCTCCCTATCGTGGCGGCTCATTCAACGATTGAGCGCAGTCACCACTCATGCCCCGTTCCCTTGTCTCCTACTGGAAACGTGTTGCCACCAGCGGCCCGACCGTCGATGGCCGCGAGATTCTTCCCCAGGAACTGCGTGACATCGCCGAGACCTACACGCCGGCCAAATACACCGCTGTGATCTGGTGCGACCACGAGCGTTGGCCTGGCTCTCACGGCACCGTATTCGCCGTGCGCTTGGTGGAAGAGGGCGACGATCTGGAGCCGGGGCAAATAGCCCTCGAAGCGCAGCTAAAACCGAACGATCGCCTGCTTTATCTCAACGATCAAGGCCAGAAGCTCTTCACCAGCATTGAAATCACCCCGAATTTTGCCGGCAGCGGCAAGGCCTATTTGACCGGTCTGGCGGTGACCGATTCGCCGGCCAGCCTCGGCACTCAGGAACTCTACTTCTCCAACCGTACCAGCCGGGCTGCGTACTACGCCGCATCCCAGGAACTCGGCCCACTGCGCGAAACCGAGACGCAGGGCGAGATCGGCCGTCTGGCCGCCATGTTCACCCGCCTGTTCAAGCGTTTCGGTATCGAAGACAGCCCCGCCGAAACCACTCCGCAAACCACAAACGAGAGCAAACCCCCAATGGATGAAGCTACCGCCACGGCCCTCAAAGCCCTGCTGGCCCAGCTGCTGGTTGTCGCCGCCGGCATTCAAGCCGTGATCGAGCCTGCTGCAGAAGACGCACCAGAACCCGATCAAGCCCCGATCGATGATGTCACTGAGGCGGTGGACGAGATCGTCACCACGGCCGAAGAAGAGCGCGAATTCAAGCGCAACGGCGGCGGAAACAAAGCTGTGCTAGCGGCGTTGGCCGATCTGCAGAAGCAGTTCACCGAACTGAAGAACACCAGCAATGGCCGCCACTTGCCGCGCACTGCTGCCCCCGCTGATAAATCCAAAGTACGGGTGCTCTGATCATGGCCCGTTCCCTGAGCGCTTACGGCGCCAAGATGTACGCCGAAATGCAGCTGGCGATCGCCGAAACTTACGGTGTTCCGCTGTCCAGCAAGATGTTTTCCGTTGAACCGTCGATCGCCCAGGAGCTGAACGACGCCATCACCGCAAAGGCCGATTTCCTGCAACGCATCAACGTCATTCCAGTGACCGAGATCAAAGGCGAGAAAGTGTTCATCGGCGTGTCCGGCCCGGTGACCGGCCGCACCAATACCAAGACCACCGATCGCGAAGCGAAAGATGCGTCGGAGCTGGATAACAGCACCTACGAGCTGTCGTCGACTGAATCTGACGTGGGCCTGCCGTACGCGAAAATCGACGCCTGGGCCAAGTTTCCGGACTTCCACCAGCGTTACTCGGCGGCCGTCCAGAAACAGATCGCCCTGGATCGCATCATGGTCGGTTTCCACGGTTTGAAAGCGGCTGCGCAGACCGACATTGAAGCCTATCCAATGCTGCAGGACGTCAACAAAGGCTGGCTGCAGCAGCTGCGCGAGCAAGCGCCGCAACAGGTTCTCAAGGAAGGCAAGGAAGCGGGCAAGGTGACACTGGGGCCGGATGGCGATTACGCCAACCTGGACGCCCTGGTACATGACACCAAGCAGATGGTGGACGAACGTCTGCGCGACGGGGGCGACCTGATCGCCATCATCGGCACCGACCTTTTGGCGGCGGACAAAGCGAAGCTGTACGCCAAACAAGGCGACGTGCCGACCGAGAAAGAGCGCATCGAAGATGCCCAGGTGATTGCCACCTATGGCGGTCTGCCGAGCTTCAGCGTCCCGTTCTTTCCGGTCAACGGTGTGCTGGTCACCAGCTGGGACAACCTGTCGATCTACTTCCAGGACTCCAGCTGGCGCAAGCAAACCGTGGACAACCCGAAACGCTCCCGCGTCGAGGATTACAACAGCCGCAACGAAGGCTATGTGATCGAGCAGCTGGAGAAAATCGCGCTGACCGAGAACGTGGAGCTGGTGAAGTGAGCCTGGCTCTCGCACACAAGCGCCGCACCTTGGCTCAGGGAACAGCTGCAGTGATTGCTGCTGCAGCGGCACCGCTGGCGTATTCGCCGGCGGAAGCCCTGAGCAGCCCGGCGAATGCGAAAAAGCACCTCCTGCT